ATAGGATAGATTTTCATGGATTACCCTTCATGCTACAGTTTTAATCAGTCCGTTTTCCATTGTGACGTTAGCGAAAAACTCCCTTCCCCTGCCCGTAATATGGGGACGATTAGCTCCAGTCAATCGGCCATTCTCCCGGTACTCTGGACCGAACATGGAAGTTTCCATGTATCGCAAGGGTTTGCCGATAGAAGCTTTCAATTCTTTTTTGGAGGGATAGTCAAAAACTAGCATGATGTTTCCTTATGCGAAGTGTTTTCCGATGCAATACACTGTATTGCTCTTATATTTCAGTTTACCGGCTTTTTCACAATCATAAAAACGTCTCCATAATTGACGTTTAATTTTAGACAATCCAATATTAGCCCCTTTAATTGTTGAATATCCTTTCTGGTTTCCTACAACAATCCCTAGACAATCAAAAATATAGAATCGTTCTTTCATGATACATCCTTACTTAGAAACTTGAATCCGAATAACTTTTGCCATTGTTTTACCATGAGCAGGGTATGCGATAACGGCAACACTCTTATCGTAGCAGGCCCGGCACCCGTTACACTTGCCCCCATGCTCATAAGCCCGGCACAATGTAGTCCCTTCAGGGGCTTGTTCCGGCGTGGGGACAATAACGCTACCATGCGTGCCGGGGAGATAGTGGCCCGTCACACTATCGGATGAAGGGCGCACCATTACATTGTCCAATGCTTGCATGGATTCAATGACAAGCCGGAATTTAGGGAATTTGTGCATCCTAGTAGGCAACCAATGCTTAACCCAGGGAGTGCGACGCATAACTTCCAGCATCTTTTCTGCCAGCGCCAAGGAATACATGTCTCCGGAGTCAAACCAACGAAAGTAGCGGGAATCCTGCAAAGCTTGCACCATATCATCAACCCATTCCATACGTTGCCAGTCGGTGCGATTGAATTCTCGCGGTGCCTTGACGTTAGGGTAACGATAATTGCCGGTAGTGGCATAGCATCCGGCGCATGCGGGCACTAGTTCCCCATTCTCAATCGCCCCAGGGCAAGTATCGCGGGCTTGAAGTGACCACGATTTGATACCGTCAAGCTTGGAGGTTACAGAGAGTTTTATGGCCATGATTATTTTCCCTCGAAAAGGCAAGCAATGCCAAAGATCAACGCAACAACGATAAGCAAGACTAGTTCAAACATGGTCAATTCTCCAATCAGTGCGAATTGCACTCCAAAGCCCCCATTGTAGGGGCTTCAGGGTGGAATCAGCAGGTGACGTCCTCCACATAGTCCCGGCAGACAGCCCAGAGCCAAGCCCCGAATACTACCTTACCGGTAGACTCTTGAATGACAACCCAGCGCTGGGGACGGGTTTGGAATTCGATGCGGTACATGGTTTGATCCTCGGTTGTTGGCCAGCACTGCGCTGTCCATGGATGAACTGTAGCACAGCCAGCTCCCAGGTCTAATTGATTTTTTCTATGTCGCTGTATTCCCTCATAGTTTGTATGGACATAAGACAGCCAGGCTTTATACTAATACTTCTGTTTTCAGAAACGCGTATAAGACGCGATCGCTGGCTGGCCTATACCTACCTACCTTGCACCCCCGATCGGCGCTCCTGGGCCGTTTAAACGCGTTTCAGGGCCGTTCGTACTACATGTAATCCTTCCGTTACCGGCCCAGGGCAGCCTATTGTGTCAGTAGACACTAACATATGGATATACAAACAGTAATACCAAAATACTAAATTGTAATATTGAATAGTTATACTACTAAGGTTTACACTATCGGCAGGCATGGGTTGATAGTCCCTTGATAGGTTCCCTTGATAGGTCCCCTTGATAGGGTGCCGCTCCTCGTCTCACACTGTGAAACGCTGGTTCATCTAGTGAACCGACAGCACATTGTAGTACTTTATAAATATGTGGACAACTCTGTGGACATCCTGTATACAACCTGTGTACAACTCGGTGTACTACTAAGTTAATATGTGGATAACATGTGGATAACTCGATAGGGGGGGAGGGTCTCTGTAGTGTGTATAACTTTTGCGGTGCCTCCAACGCACACAAAAAGGAAAAACAAGGAAGTACACCATTATGGACAAAAGTGGTCTAAATTGTACAAAATGATGAAAAAGTACAGACTAATTAGGGACAGAGTAGTTGGCTGCTAGGCCGCATGAATCCTAGAAAGTTGTATCTTATAGGATACAGTTGAGACAACCTATAAAAATGTATAATGTTCTGGCGGATAGCGGACACCCTGGAAGGGGGACACTAAGGGGAGTAGACAACTATTTTACACAAAGTTCTAAAAAGTTCTTGACTTCTGGAATTTCTGTGGTATAATAATAGGAGTAGACAGAGTAGTAGCGTTGATACTCTGAGTACTAAAGAGTCTGACACAGAGATCTTAGAGTATGATCTTAAAGATAGATTTTATAAAAATACAATACTATAATGATAGATCTTAAAGGTAGACTCTAAAGTATAGAGTAACAACATTAAGAATAATTAACATATATGTTGTTATATTCTAAGTTAATGTTACGTATATGTGACATTATGGACACTTTGTCCTTATAAGTGTACTTAAAGTGGTTGTTGTCTCCTAACTTAAGGATAAAGACATGGAAGAATTAAAGGTGGATACACCTGTTGTTGTCGATAACCCTGATGGGGTTGTCTTACCGAAAAAGAGGGGCAAGGGTCGTCCGCCTAAGTCTGACTTAATGGCGGTTAGGAATAAGAACAAGGGTAAGGTTGGTCGTCCAAAGAATGATACTGGGAGGATGCAAGAGTTCAAAGAGAGGCTCTTGGCTACAGGTGGTACCCGTATTCTGGACAAGATGATCCAGATTGCTTTGGATGATAATCACCCCGGTCAGATGGCTGCCATCAAGTTGGCAATGGACAGGGTCTTACCGCTTAGTGCGTTTGATGCAGCAAAGAATGGTGGTAGCACACCTCAGATCACCATCAACATCGCTGGTATCAATGAACCGCAAGTTATTGGGTCTACGGATGATTCGGAGGTAATCGACGTATGACAGCTCTTAACTTCAGCCTGCTCAAGTGGCAAAAGGAGGTGTTCCAAGATGAAACCCGCTTCAAGGTCGTTGCTGCGGGGCGTCGATGTGGTAAATCCCGACTATCGGCTGTCACGCTACTTATCGAGGGCCTTAATTGCCCGGATGGCTCGGCAGTCATGTATGTTGCCCCAACTATGGGACAAGCACGTACCATTATCTGGGATCTGCTACATGAACTTGGCCGTCCTATCATCAAAAGCTCCCACGTCAATAACCTGGAAATCACCCTCATCAACGGAAGAAAAATCCTAGTACGCGGTGCTGACAACCCAGACTCCTTGCGGGGTGTGTCTTTAACCTATCTGGTTCTAGACGAATGCGCGTTTATTAAGCAGGACGTATGGGAAAAGATCCTACGTGCTGCTCTGTCGGATAAAAAAGGTAGAGCCCTGTTCATCTCTACGCCTTCTGGGCGTAATTGGTTCTACGATGTGTTCAAGCTTGGGCAGTCAAATACTGACGCTGAGTGGAAAGCGTGGCACAAGACCACAGCTGACAACGAGACGATTGATCCAAAGGAGATTGAGGCCGCTAAGCGTACCTTAAGCTCTTTTGCCTTTAAGCAGGAATACCTGTCCAGCTTTGATACAGCGGGTGCTGATGTCTTCAAGGCGGAATGGATCAAGGAAGGGGAGATCCCTGACCACGGATCGTATGTGATTGCTATCGACTTGGCTGGCTTTGAGAATATCAACGAAGGTTCTCAGAACAAGAAAAGGCTGGACGAGACTGCGATTGCTGTGGTGAAGGTGGGTAACGACAACAAGTGGTATGTAGACAAGATTGAACACGGTCGGTGGGACATCAAGGAGACATGCCTACGGATCTTAAAGAACATCAAAGAGTATCAGCCACTGCATGTCGGTATTGAGCGCGGAACGGCTATGAATGCTGTTATGGGCGTCTTACAGGACATGATGCGGCAGTACAATACCTTTGCTCATATCCAGACCCTGACGCACGGTAACAAGAAGAAGACTGACCGTATCGTGTGGGCCTTACAGGGGCGCTTTGAGCACGGACATATTATCCTCAACGAGGATGAAGACTTTGAAGAGTTCAAGGATCAGTTAATCATGTTCCCCACAAAAGGCGTGCATGATGACTTGGTGGACGCTTTAGCTTATGTGGAACAATTAGCCATCTCTGCTTTCTCTCCGGAATACGAAGAGGAAGAATATGAGGTGTATGACATAATTTCAGGATATTAGGAGTATTTATGCGTCAAGGGTTATATGCAAACATTAACGCCAAGCGTAAACGCATCGAAGCCGGTAGCGGCGAGAAGATGCGAAAGCCGGGCACCAAAGGCGCTCCTACAAAGCAGGACTTTATTGATTCTGCTAAGACTGCCCTGCCGAAGCGTGGTTCCCGTACAGCCACCTTTAATGCCAACAAGGCCAAGAAAAGTGGCAAGTAAGGATTCTAGGTTAGCCAAGGCTGGTGTCTCTGGCTACAACAAGCCCAAGAAAACACCGAATCACCCCACCAAGAGCCACGTAGTCGTGGCAAAGGAAGGCGACAAGGTCAAAACTATTCGTTTTGGACAACAGGGTGTCTCAGGCTCTCCTGACGGTTCTGCACGAAATGAAGCCTTCAAGGCCCGCCATGCTAAGAATATTGCCAAAGGAAAGATGTCTGCTGCCTATTGGGCGGATCGTACGAAGTGGAAATAATGCCTATTGCTTTAGAAAAACCTGAAAACGTCTTTAAAAACGAAGAAGGTCGCTGGATTAGATACTGTCCTATTTGTAACTCTGAAATTGATCATCTTCGACGTAACTACTGCATAGGCGCCCATAATATTAAACAGCCTTGTAAAAGGTGTAGTAATATTAATAATCATCCTTCTGGCATGGTAGGGGCTGTTCGTTTATCTTGGTACGAGGCTTTTAAAAAGAGTGCTTTGACTAGAGGTTATGAATGGTCTTTAAGTCCTGAATTCATTGATGCCATGTATACGGAACAGCAAGGCCGTTGTGCATTATCAGGACTTCCTATTTCATGGTCTGCGGTAAACTGGCATCACACAGCTTCCATTGACCGTATCGACAATAATTTAGGATATTTGGAAAACAATGTCCAACTTGTTCATAAAAAAGTAAACATGATGCGTGGAAGTTTAACTGTGGACGAGTTTAAAGAATTATGTAAAGCCGTAGCGGACAAAGTGAAGTGGTGACAGCATGAAAATCAAACGGATTGACACTTCACGGATGGATATTCTGGCTCAGCTAGTCTCACTCCACCATGAGTGCTTTCCGTCTGATGAGTTAGCTGATTTCAGTATTGGATGGTGGTGGATTGCTTATGATGAACAGAATGCTCCTATTGGTTTTGCTGGCTTATACCCTTCTATTCAATGGGATAAAACTGGCTATCTCTGCCGCGCCGGTGTCGTGGAGTCAGCGCGAGGCAAAGGAATACAAAAAGCTCTTATCAAAACCAGAATACGCCTAGCTAGGAAGCTAGGATACCAGTGGCTGGTAACAGATACGAGGCGAAACCCTGCATCTTCTAATTCTCTGATTGCTCATGGGTTTAGACTTTATGAGCCTCTTCGCCCTTGGGGCTTTAAGAATAGTTTATATTTCAGGCTAAAACTGTAAGGATCACAATGGCTGAAGAAAAAGACATGGAAGGTCAGTTTGACACTCCCACCGAAAACGAAAAAAAACTAGGCGCGTGGATTGTCGGGCATGCAGATAAGTGGCGCGACTACCGTGATACCAACTTCATGGAAAGCTGGCAAGAGTATGAGCGTATCTTCCGTGGTCAATGGGCTGCTGAAGACCGTACTCGTGACTCTGAGCGTAGCCGCCTGATTAGCCCCGCCACTCAGCAGGCCGTGGAGACACGCCACGCCGAGATCATGGAAGCCATTATGGGCAATGGCGAATTCTTCGACATCTCTGATGACGTGCGGGACGTCAACGGCACTCCGCTGGACATCATGGCGCTCAAGGCCCAGATGCATGAGGACTTCAAGAAGGACAAGATCCGTAAGTCCTTAGACCAGATTGAACTCATGGCCGAGATCTATGGCACCGGTATTGGTGAGATCGTGGTTAAGGAAGAGGACGAGTATAAGCCTGCCACAAAGCCGATCCCTGGCGTCCAAGGTCAAGCCGCTATTGGTGTTGAGGAAAAGAGCCGCGTATGCGTGAAACTTAAGCCGGTTAACCCAAAGAACTTCCTGATTGACCCCAATGCCGACAGCATTGACGAGGCTCTGGGTTGCGCGGTGGAAAAGTATGTGTCTATCCACAAGATCGTGGAAGGCATGGAAAAAGGTATCTACAAGAAGCTCCCGGTCGGTACGCTGTACATGGACGACGACCTTGAGCCAACACAAGAAACCACCTATTACCAAGAAGATAAAGTCTTACTGTTAACTTACTACGGCTTAGTTCCGAAAGAACTGATTAACGGTGAGGAAGAGACGGTTGAACTGTTCCCCGAGAATTCGACTGAAGACAAGTACGACGGTTTAGTTGAGGCCATTGTTGTTATTGCTAACAACGGTACGGTGCTCAAGGCTGAAGAGAACCCGTACATGATGAAGGATCGGCCGATTGTCGCCTATCAGGACGATACGGTTCCTGGCCGTTTCTGGGGCCGTGGCACGGTCGAGAAGGCCTACAACATGCAGAAGGCCATTGACGGCCAACTGCGGGCCCATCTGGACTCTCTGGCGCTGACTACAGCCCCCATGATTGCTATGGACGCTACGCGCCTGCCGCGTGGTGCCAAGTTTGAGGTTAAGCCCGGCAAGAGCCTGCTGACCAACGGCAACCCCAGTGAGATTCTGTATCCGTTCCACTTTGGGCAGACCAATCAGGACGCTCCGGCGGCTGCTCAGAACTTTGAGCGGATGCTGTTGCAGGCTACGGGCACCGTGGACAGTGCGGGTCTTCCGTCTAACGTCCCGCGTGACGCTGGTGCAGGCGGTATGTCGATGGCGATGGCGGGAATTATCAAGAAGTACAAGCGTACTCTGACTAATTTCCAGGAAGATTTCCTTATCCCGTTCATCAACAAAGCTGCATGGCGCTTCATGCAGTTTGATCCCGAGCGTTATCCGTCGATTGATCTGAACTTTGTGCCCACTTCGACCCTTGGCATCCTTGCCCGGGAGTTCGAACAGCAGCAAATGATCGGTCTTCTGCAGACTTTAGGCCCGGATACACCGGTTCTTCCGGTTCTGCTCAAGGGTATCCTGCAAAATAGCTCGCTTTCTAACAAGATGGAGCTTATGCAGGCTCTGGATCAGATGTCCCAGCCCAGCCCCGAGGCTCAGCAGATGCAGCAACTGCAAATGCAGCAGCAAATGGAGCTTACTGCGGCCCAGATCGCTGATATTCAGACCAAAGCCGCTAAACAGCAGGCTGAGGCCCAGAAAACTATGGTTGAAGCCCAGCTTAAGCCGCAGGAAGTACAGGCCAAGCTCGTGGCTGCCCTTTCCACCAACCTCAACGAGGATGCTGAAGGGACAGACTTTGAGCGCAGGGCTAAGTTAGCTGATCTGATGCTGAAAGAAAAGGATATTGATTCCAATGAGCGCATCGCTATGGCTCAAATGGCATTAAAAAGTACTACAAATACTTGACAACAAGTTAATTATGTAGTATAATATAGGTATTAATGGTTCCATAAGGATAAAACCGTGACACCTGAGAGTAAAAAGAAGCCAAGTGCTGAAAAGCGTAAAGAATACGCTAAAAGATACTACGAAAACAACAAAGAAGAATGTAAAAAACGCACTAAAGAGCATCCATCTTGTATTGAAGCAAGAAATAAATACCGTAGTAAACCAGAAGTAAAAGCAAAAGTAAGAAATTATAGGCTTACTAAACAATATGGT